CAGACTTTATTAATACAATTGAAAAGGTTCAAATGGATGTTAAGAAAATAGATTATAAAGGTTACTTTGAAGCAGATGATGAAGTCGGAGTAATTTTTGAACAAATTAAAACAACAATAAATCAATTAGATAGATTCAAAGGAGAAGAACAATAATGGCTACAGCAATAACAGCAACATCAGGTTCAGCAAAAAAAGTAGTAGTAAAGAAGAGAAGAAAAAGAAAGAAAAAAGGTAAGAACTACTATTTTAATCAAGGAACAGAAAAAGCTATAATTCGTTATAATAATACAGATGATCCTGGCTTAAAAAATATAATTTACAATGAACATATTAGAGCTGCTTTTGATAAGTTAGCTGAAAATATTATTCATACATTTAAGTTTTACTACTTTGATGTTGGTTCAGAGGAAGTAAAGCATGAGGTAGTTTCATTTTTAGTTATGAATATGCATAAATTTAAAGAAGGTAAAGGTAAAGCATTTTCTTACTTTAGTATTGTAGCTAAAAACTATCTTATTCTTAATAATAATAAGAACTATAAGATGGGTAAAATACATTCTGAGATGAGTGTATTAGATTATAAAAGAAATCTTATGGGTGAATCAAGTACTGCTGAAAGCGCTGAAAAAGCTACTTTATTTGTAGATGAGTTACAAAGGTTTTGGGATACTAATTTAGCTAATATCTTTCGTAGAGATAAAGATATTAGAGTTGCTGATTCAGTATTACATATCTTTCGTATAAAAGACAATATTGAAAACTTTAATAAGAAAGCTCTCTATATTCTTATTCGTGAAATGACAGGTTCTAATACTCAACACATTACTCGTATAATTAATGTTATGAAAAAGTATAACAAAAGGTTACAACACGAGTTTGACAAATATGGGATGGTAGATGTGAGTCATACAGGCTCACTTGTAAATGATTAAAAAAAGGGGAGTAAAAACTCCCCTTTTGTGTTAGAACTACTTACGGAACAAACCCACCAACACCAATAACGCGACGAGCCCAGCAAATCCAGATTCGCCGAATTTACCGATGATTGATGTTAGGTTTCCAATAACGTTGACACCGAAAACACCAGTTCCAAATATTACTTCGGACATAGCGCCTACGGCTAAAAAGGATGTCAATAAATGAACTATATCATCTATATATCCTTTCACCATTGTTATTACTTCCTTCATGTTTATCTCCTTGTTAGTTAACAAAAAAGGGAATTTCACCCTATTTATAAATATCATATATATTTATCAAAAGTTATAAACCATCATATTTATATATAACCACAAATCTATATAAATTTATCAAATGGAGTATATTATGGCTAATGATTATGAAATATTTGAAGGTAAATCCTTATCTGGTTTATTTCAAGATATATATGAAAATACTAAAACAAATAAAGAACAATTAGAAGTTCTTATGAAAGAGGTTGTTGGTTTTATAAAAGATGGAGATACAGCAGTTCAAATAATTCCTATGTTGAAAGAGTATTTAGAAATTAATGTAAAAAACGATGACCAATTGGTAAAGGTAGCTGCTATCGTTCAAAGAATTATAGCTGCAGAAAACAAAGGTGGTTCAGAAGATGAGTTTGGTTTATCAGACGCTGAAAAGGAACAACTTATGGGTGCAATAGAAGAAGCTGCTACTGATTTACAAAGTCATTCGGATGAAATAACAGAAGATATGAAAAGGATTGAAAATTAATGGCATACCGTAAAAGCTCTTTTATTTACAATAGAGAAATTGACAAAACTGGAGTTACAACTTACGATGATGTTTATAATATTTTACAAGATAATATAGACCAATTATCTGAGTTTTATGAAATAGAACCAGCTGTTGTAACTGAAGTTTTTTTAAATCCTAAAAGTTTACCATACACATCAACTGAGAGCGGTGAAAAAATACCTGATTATTCTTTGTATGGTACGATAAAAGCTAGGTTTATATATAGCCAAAGTTCAGGAGATGAGATTTCTGATTTTATTAAACCACTATCTTCACATATGATAGTTTATCCAATTGTGGGCGAAATAGTAAATATTGCTAGTTATGGTGGTGAACTATATTACTACATGCCTTTGAATTTAAGAAATAATGTAAATATGAATAGAGCTGGTTATGTTAAAAAAGATGGTGTAGTAAAACCTGGTATAACAAAATTCAATAGAAATTTTTCTTCAAAAAAGGGTGACATAAATATAAATGGTAGATTTGGACAAGGTATAAAATTTAGTAGTAATGAAGACTATAGATATCCAACTATAAAAATTACTAACCTACAAAACAATGATGAAAGAAAGCGTGCTAACAAATTTTTCCCTCATGTACAGAATATTAATTTAGATGGTTCTACAATTATGTTATCTTCCGGTAAAATAGAAAATGAGAATGATATTTTAATACCAGCTGCTCCATCTTCTTGGTGGCCGGATAGATGGGAAACATCAATAGACGAAAACATAATAGTTCTAAATTCTGATAGTTTGATTTTTAATTCAAAAGGACAGAATGGGGATATATATTTGATTGCTAATAGAAATGTTGCGATAGCTTCAAACTACTCAGTAACCTTAGAAGCTGGTAAAAATGGTGTTATAAATTTAGGAGAAGCTGATGCTAATAATCCTGTTGTAAAAGGATTTGAGATGAGAGATTTACTAGAGAAGCTTTTTAAGATGTTATTTGATTTTTCAAATGTAGCAGCGACAACAACAGAATTAGCAGATTTAAATGAAGCAGCTTTGAATTTATCTGAGAGATTAGTTATGTTAGAAAATAATAATCTCGAAGATGTTTTTAGTGAAACAGTTTATATAACTGATGATAATTAGGAGACTTTGAAATGGCAATAGCAGCTGATAAACTAAGAGAATTAATTAGAAAAGAAGTTAACAAAAATATTGAAAAATTAGATCATGATGTTGACTGTATCTGTGAAGATTTGAGAAAGGGAAAAAGTTCTGGAGTAAATATAGCAAAAACTACAAAATTTATAAAAGATTCAGGTATAGTAATTCAAAAAATTGAAAAGACTATAGAAACTATAAAGAAAGTAAGAAAAGCCTTAGAAGCAACTAAAAAAGCAACTGAAGCAAGTAGAAAAGCAGGAATAATTTCAGGTGCGTTAAATCCAGCTGGTGCTGCTATAGGAGTGGCTTTAGAATTTGTAATTACAAAAGCAGAAGAAGAAGTAAAAGATTTAAAATCTGTTACTAATGTTGCTCCAAGTGTAATAGGTAACTACAGAGATTTTTTAAGTAGGTCAACATCTAAAATAGCGAGAGCTCAACTTGAAAAAGAATTAAAAGATAGTGTTCGTGAAGATAGAACAAATATGCTAAGTTAATATATTTATATACAAATAGGAGTTAAATATGGCTAAATCACAAAAGCTGGTTACTTTAATCAGAGAAATGGTAAGACAAGAAGTAAAAAAAGAGGTTAATAAGATATTTATTAGTGAAGGGGTAAAGGCTATGTCTAAGGATACTAGTAGTGTTCCTGAAGTATTGTCTGAACCGATTCCTAAAAAAGCTAAACCTAAAGAAGTAAGTTACACTAGCAATCCAACATTAAATAAGATACTCAATGAAACTGCACAACAAGGTGAATATGATGAGTATCCAACAATGTCTGGAAAAACTTTTGATTCTTCTAAAATGGCTGAGGCTATGGGTTATGGAAATATGATGGGTGGTAGTAAAGAAGCTAAAAGAGAAATTGCAGCTGTTCAAACTGCTCAAGCAGCTGGTGTAAATCCAGAAAGTGTTCCTGAAGAAGTTATGGGAGCATTAACAAAAGATTACAGTGGAGTAATGAAAGCTTTAAAAAAGAGAGATGGTAAAGAATGAGTATAATAGCAAAAGATAAAAACGAAGATGTTTATATTGGAGTTGGGTTACCATTAACTCACAATAAAAATGGATTCTTTTATAGAACTAAAACATCTTTAGAACAAGCCAAATCAAATATCAAAAATCTTTTACTTACAAAAAAAGGAGAACGTTTAGGTAATCCAGATTTTGGCTCTGATTTATTTAGAGTTGTATTTGAACAAGAAGGAGATGATATAGAAAGTAAGGTAGAAGAAGCTATTCGTTCAGCTATGAGTCAATGGTTACCTTTTATAATAGTAGATGAAATAAAAACACAATTTTCAAATATAAATAAAAATATTATTAATGTGTCTATTGGGTTTTCTATAAATGTAGACGCGACTAATAAAGATAAATTATCTATTGACTTGGCAAATTACTAGGAGATAAAAAATGCCTTATACAGCACCAAAAGATAAATCAGTAAAAGAAGTTAGATATCTAAATAAAGATTTTACATCTTTTAAAGATAATCTGATTGAATTTACTAAGCAATATTTTCCAAACGAATACAACGACTTTAATGAGTCTTCACCTGGTATGATGTTTATTGAAATGGCATCTTATGTTGGTGATGTTCTTTCTTATTATATTGATAACCAATTTAAAGAAAGTTTATTAGCGTTTGCTGAAGAAAAGAAAACAATTTATAATATGTCTCAAGCATTGGGATATAAACCAAAATTATCAACAGCCGCTTCTACTGAAGTAGATATATTTCAAACAGTTCCAGCTACAACTTCAGGAACCGGTGATAGTTTTGAAACTGCTCCTGATTTTGATTACGCTCTATTAATTAAAGCTGGAATGGAAATAGAATCCGATAGTGGAGTGACATTTACTACACAAGAAGATTGTAATTTTAAATTCGAAAGTCAATATGACCCAAGAGAACAAAGTATATACGAAAGCTCTGGTGATATACCAGTAACTTATTTACTAAAAAAATCTGTTAAAGTTTCGAGTGGTACTGTAACTACAGAATTTATTACTTTTAATAATGCTGAAAAGTATAAAAGAATAGCTTTAGCTAATTCAGATGTAACGGAAATAATTAGCTGTACGGATAGTGATGGTAACAGCTGGTATGAAGTTCCATTTTTAGCTCAAGATACAGTATTTACAGATATGGAAAATTTATCAACTAATGATGACCAACTATATACTTATGCTGACCAAGCACCTTATCTATTAAAATTATTAAAAACATCAAAAAGATTTACAACTTATATTA